TAATAGAAATCTTTCGGTGAGTAAGAATGCCTCATCATAAGCTCTTTGATCGATGGAAATCGCAACATATCTTCTTCAGAAATTTGAGCCTTACGCGTGAGCTTACGCAATACCTCTGTTCTGTACTGGTTTTTCTTAGTTTCTGTATAGATATCAAACGGTTTCTTGTTCTGCTTAAAATACTCATTACTAGCCACAGCAAATAACTGCTCAATGATACGATGTACGTATGGATTGGTGCCCTGATAGTCCCAGGCCATACCTATCATAGCAATTAAGAAATCTGCAATATTAAGACGCTCTGAGTTTCCATACACTATCTTGACTGCTCCAGCTACATACGTCTTATAAGGAACTATATAATCTCTGTCCCCTATCTTAATCTTAATAAATTGTCTCTTAAGAAATGTAACTCCTTGGACTTTAAGACCACCTGCAGAATCAGGAACAGAGATCAATGGTATATCATATTGTTCTTCATGCATCTTAAAATGAAAATTTTGTGCGAATCGCTTAAACCCAAGATAGTTTACTAAATGATTCACATTTTTACTTATAGCCGACACATGGTTATCACCATAATTTATAAATCGAATAAAATACTTCGGATTTATATAATATTCTGCGTAAATCCCTCTTTTTCTTGTAAGAACTATACGGGCTATAGGGTTACGCTGATGAACTGAATAAACATATGACCAAAAAATGAGAGCTAAGATATAAGAATTAGCATGTGACGTAACGTAGTGTCCTGAGGGCATTGTACCTATCACCACACGCCACATGTCGCCAAAAAAATTAACTGGTTTGGCGATCAAATCATCGATTACAGCAAATAGAAGATGGCGATATAATTTATAATCTGGAGAATCCATCTTCACGTAAAATAAAGCAGTGTACCCGAAAATGAGTAAAAAATAAAAGCTAGTTGAGTAGTCTTGACCAGCAACATCACCAGTTGAATACACAATATCGTCTCTACCATAACCCAATTCGTGAGCTAGATTTTGGGCACCACCATGCCACCATTTAAATCCTATCTTTATA